GTTTAGAGACTCGCTGGTGAGTCTGGAGTCTCTCAGGTACTAGGGTAGCTCTAGGGTCACTACAGGCCACTCCTGAGTCATTTATGGGAACTTTTTCTACCTAATTGGACAAGCTCCAGTGGAACAACCCTCATCCTGTAGTTCCTCAAGGCTATCTACCAGCTTCAGAGGCTTCAACTTGGACACATAGTCCTCATAAGCCTCCTTGGTGACTACCTCTTGAGGCAAGTATAAGTAACCCAAGTCCTCAGCAGTTTTCGTAGGGTCATTCCTAAAGAGGAACGAGACACCAACGTAAGTATCCCAGTTAGACAAGATCCAATCGATGATACCAGGAACTTCAGTCTTGTCGTAGCTAACGGTAATCGAGCAGTTATGCTCAACGTAGTTATCCATGATCCATCTGTAACGCTCTAGCTGATCTATAGCTGACTCAATGTTTACCTCTTTGGACCCCACGGTCTCAAAGCGAACCTCTTTGTATTCCACAGGGAACGTGACCAGAACCGCGTCCTTGTTGTAAGGGTCGTCAAAGACACGGTAACCCGCCTTCTTTGCATGAGAAACAATTGGGTCATGTATTGAGAACTTTACATTGTTGAAGATGTAGCGACCAAGAGGCTTATGTATGCCCTCAGTCGTGTCCATGATTTTAGATAGAGTGCCTGATGGTTTAACTGTTGTAACCGCTTTAGGCATTGGCAGACGTAATTCACGAGCTTGACTGGTAGCACCTTTGCCAGCCCACTTCATTATTGCCTTTACCTTCTCTGGCTCGTAGAGATACTCCCAGCCAACTATGCCTGTTAGTCCTACGCCACATAGACGAAGATACTCATTGTTCTCATGCCATGAACGTTGAAGAATACCATCTTGTAGATTGACACAGGTTTGACGATAGTTTGCTCTACCGATCAATCTAGCAGCTTCACATAAACCATCGTAGTTACCGTTAAAAGCAGCTACGTTTATCTCTGTTAGATTACAGAAGCTCTTGGTGCCTAAGAGTATCTCAGCGCAAGGGTTAACTCCTTTAAACCAAGGTGCTCTCTTTAGTGCAGCTTGTGCATTAATGAACCCAGGCTCAGAGCCGCCATTAGCAACCATCAGATCAAAGAGTTTCTTAAGGTCACTCTTAGCTGGCTTATGGTAAAACAGGAGACTGTTGTTACTCTGCGTTCTCCAAGGTGTCTTAGCTAAATCAGCCTTTGCATTGATAAACGAGTGTGTCTCTGGGTCACCATAAGGCACAAGGCATATCTCAGCGGACCTGCGGCTGCTAAGAGTTGACCCTAGTAAGTTCAGTATATCTAAGATGTCGATACGACTAAGAAGCTTATTGTTCTTTAAATTGAGAATAGTGACTATCTTGGTCATAGCGTCAGCTATCAGTTCATCACCAGAGCTAATCCAACCGTAGCTACTTAGTCTTGTTCCTGCTGGTCTTATTTCACTGAAATCAAGTGTAAGCTTTTCGCAAGGTATCTTGTTCGCTAGAAGCTTGCCTGGAAGTTTAGCCCAAGCTTCTGCCGAGTCTCCAACTCTAATGTGCCAACGAGCGCCTTTGATAGTTGAAGCAGATGCTCCTGCAATTTCTCCCTCTCTGAACCACTCAACGTTTTCTGGGTTACCTTTGTCACCAAAGTCACTCTTAGTTGACCTAATGACCTCCAGCTCTACCGGCCTCGTGAGTCCATTAAGAGTGCCAACAACAGGCTCAAAGCCAACCCCACAACCTTGAAGCAGTAACCAATAGGCATCCACAACATCGTGAACAGTTTCGATACGTAAGAAGGAGCAGTTGAATTGGCTTGCTTCACGTAGCTTTGATACTTCTGTGCCTCCGAGCCAGAGCGTTCGTCCAGACGGGAGTGCCTTCCTTTCGAGGAAGAGTGTCCGAAGTTTCTCAAGTTCTTCTTCTTCCTCTTTCTTTAGCAGGGACGGAACGTTCCGCTCCTCTTTAGCTGGTTCTGTCCAAGGTTTTGACTTAGCCCTTTCCCATAACCACCTTTGATGATTGATAACTCTGTCTATTGTTTCTTCCCAAGTCTCAAACTTCTTACCTTCTTTATCCTTGGGTCTATTGTAAGTTCTTCTAGTAACTACCTCAGCTCTTATTGATACCATCTTCAAACTAATTCCATCATATTTGGTGGTTCATAAGTGTTAGGCTTGAGTATCTTACCGTCCTCACGCTTCGCGAGCTTCCCATTAGTAAGCTTAGTCATGTTAGACTTATGCACTCTTACAAAAGCTTCATTCAGAATTGCTTGAGGTATCGACTGATAGAGATGCTCAAAGGCGTAGAGTTCTCCCACAATGTCCTCAGGAAACTCTTGAATACCTTTGCAGTGAGCACCAACGAGCACATACTCAAGATCCGAAAGTTCTTTGAGTAACTCCGCATACGCCTTAGCGACTTCAGCAATCTCTTCTCGAATAAGCGTATAGTGAAACATAGGGTCATTAGGATACTCTGGGTCACCCTTTTGAAACTGCTTGACCAGAGAAACTCTATCTATCTCTAGTGGTAACTTAAGTTGATCCATTAGTTATTCTTCCTCAAATCCTAAGTCTGATAGAAATACTGCTTGCTTAAGCATCTCAAGCATACCTAGAGCTTCCATAGTCGTCGCTCCGTCTACGTAGTGACTAACGTCACCATCGGAGTTAACTGTTAGAACTAGAATTGATTGGAGAGGCTTACCGATTAACATGCTCTCTATCGTTGGCATGTCAGGAAATCTTGCTGTTGGAACTGGTTCTTCTTCCTCAACAGCCACTGTAGGGAATTTCGTCACTTTGCTCGTCATATGCTTTCTTTTCTACTCGCTTTAGTTCTCTCTCAACAAACCAGAGAATTTTCTTTAGATCGTATATGTCAGACACTCCAGGCTTACTGCCTAAGCGGTAGCAAGCTTTGAAGATGTTCCCGACATTGAAGTTCATTTCTCGATGCTCAATAAGGTCACCTAGTTCTGTGGCACCTTGAGGTATCTTGTAGTAATCACTTGACCAGCCATCCGGCAATTTCATTATCCCACTCTTTGTATTCAGCATGACTTGTATAGTATCTAATGACAGACTTAAGGCTTTTAAGTATTTTCTTTCGATCCTTAATGTCTTCTTCGAGAGTCATATTGCTACTATAAGCGAGATAATAAGACTCTTTTAAGTCATCAATTACTATGTTTCGTAAGTGTTCATCATCTATGGTTATTGTTATATCGTGCATTACTTTTCTCAATCATGTTTTTCATAGTCGCGCAGCTTTCCTTTTCTCCAGTCGTCGATCAGCCAATAGGTGACCACAGGAAAAGCTATGATGATGAGTGCTGTGTAGATGAATGGCTTTAAGATAGCTTCAACTATGGAACCCATAACTTTACCTCCATCTTCTCACTGTCCCAATCTGAGTCTCTAACAATACGCGCTAGTCTTGCTTGAACTAACGCATCGTCAGCAGTGAGACCTTTTGCTTCATAGGTTCTAACAACAGCATTCCAAGCTTCAGCAGTGTTGAAGCCACCTTCTGGCAACATGAACTCATTCAAAAGTTTCTCTGCGCCAACTGGACCAACACCAGGACAACCAGGGTAACCATCACTAGTGTCACCTGTCAGTGTTTGCTTCAGCCAATAGAAGTCAGCATCTCCCTCAGAGACAAGCATGAGCGTTCCCTCACGGAAGAGAGTTCCTGGGACAGTCAACATGTCTTTGTCTTGAGAAACGATAACGGGGTTCTCGTGTTTGCCGTTAGTAGCCATGATAGCTAAAACATCATCACCCTCTAATGGTGGGATAGCTAACGATACGTAGTTCTCGTAGACGCGCTTTTGAACCCTATCATAGCAAAGAGGTAGTCTCTTGCCTCTCTTAGCTTTGTATTCTGGATATATATCCTTACGGAAGGAACGAGAACCAAAGGCAAAAGCAATCTTATGGTCACCTTCACCTACAATATCTAGAACTGACTTTACTTTACCTTGTAGTGTATCCCACGCTTGAGCTTGATTGCTGGCTAGGATAATATTCTGCTCATCCCACTCAGCTTCATATTCTACAGCAACACAAGATACATAAACGAACTCATCTCCATCTATTAGTAACGTTCTATTCATGATTTAACTTTCGGAGGTCTACCTTTTCTAGTAGCTGCTTTGGCTACATAAGGATCTATTGTTAATTCTCTATCTGCTTCCTCATATGCTGCATTTATAGAGTCACGGGGTAGAGGTGATCCATCAGACCGTTTATCAGGAACAGAAGTATCGCTAGTAGAACTACTGTCTCTATCAAGTTTGTCATAGGCTTCAGCTTTACGTTTCATATCTGCATATTCTACACATGTATCTGGCATAGACCGTCCACACTTAGTGCAGCTATTGGTATCAAAGCTGTAGTTATTACAGTCAGCAACTAGTATCGGTTTCACTTTTTATTCCTTTGCCAGATAAGTAGTCTGAAACTTGTTGGTAGTTTCCAATGTATCGACCAGCGTGAAAGCAGAAAGGCTCGACACTGTTGCAACCTTGTGTATTCATAAAGCGTCTAAATTCGCCATAGACGATGTGTTCACCTGGCGTTATCTGATGGTTCTTCAGCAACTGATATAAACTTTCAGTAGCATCTAGGTCTGTTCCGCTGTGGAATAAAGACCAATGGTCGGTCATCCAATCATATGGACTGGTCATGTTTAATCTCACTACAAGGGATAAAGGTTGTTCTGTTTCCAGAGGATGGGTGTGGACAGTATCTTTCTGACTCTTTGATAGACATGTATCCGTTAGTGTCTAATTGCATTGCTGTTGTACATCCAAATAGAAAACTGGAGATAACAAGCGTTATCGCCCAGAAGTAATGGTTTCTCATATCGTTAGTGCTCTCCATGAGAATGGATAAAGGTTGAGCATGTGGCTCCCTATCATCTGTGCTATTTGTTGGGTTTCTAGTTGAGCGTGTTTATCTGCTCGAAGATTATAAACTCTGGACCAACCTAAGAGGCTGCCTGTCCAAATCCATTCGGTATACATTGATTGTGGTAACACCATCCGAGCTTGCTCAGGACAGACATCAATCTCCAGTAACGCCCGATAGGTCTCTAAAGCGGAGGCATAGAGTTCATTAGGTAACTGAGTGCATCCACAGTCTGTCTCTCGATCAAGTAGTGGATCTAAGTCTACCTTATCACTAGTAGAGCCTTGCTTTATGTCTTCAGCTCTTCGTCGCCAATAGTCCGGCTCGTAGAACTCAGGTTCCTCATCGACGTAACGTCTACTAATCTCATTCCACGCAAATCCTACTCTGTGCTTTTGCAATTGTCTTGCAACAAAGATAGGCGCTTTGATACGGAAAGAGACC